CCGCTTACTCTTAACAGTAGGGGTTATGGTCAGGGCGTTGATGGGTTTCGCACACCCGCAACGCCCGCCTATTATAGACCCTTTTCAATTACCGCGCCGTCCTAATCGCCCGTTCAATCGCCGCGCTCATCAGTCCCGGCAAAATCCGAATGGCCTCAGCCCGCGCTGATTCTTCAAAGCCCAATCGCTTCTGGTATTCGGCCCGGCTCACAAAATGGTAGAGCTTCATAATCGCCGCGCCTTTGGATCTGGACAGCGTGCGATAAATTCCGGGCGACAATCCACCGCGTTGCGAACCTGCCGGAATCACAAACACCCGTTTCTTATCGCCCTTAATCCCGCCTATTGAGGGCAATCCGGCGATGATCTTGTTGACCTCAGCGGCTTTCGGATTGCCATAGCTGTTCAGTGGCATCTTGTCAGTCGGTACCGCGCGCCCCCCGCCAGCCAGCCAGCCCTTGCTTTTGAGAAACCACTCCAACCGCTGATCGCCGCGCTTCCCGCCTTCTTCGTGCGTCTTGAGAATCACCGCTCGTTTCGGGTCTACATAAACAACAGAAGTCAGCTTTTGCTTGGTGGCTTTCTCGACTCTAAACGCGCCTTTTGTGAGCGGCGTTGGTCGATCAAAGACCGTGGGAATACGTTCTTTTTGTTGTTTCTGAATCGCAAATGCGGCGTTATTCAGGGTGAGCATCATCGCATACGGCATCTGTTCTTCCGCCAGATTCCGTAACATCCGTTGCACTTCTGGCAGCCCACGAATGTCAACTCTGATCACGGCTCAATGCCCTTCACCGTAAACGGCACTGCCGGACTCTCATACACTTGCCGTTCAAAAAACCGATCCACCGGATTGCAGTAATATCTGGCGTAAATCTTGAAACTACACTGGCCGGGGATCAACTCGAAGGGAATTTTCATCGGCAACACCAACCGCCCATCAAAGTCTTTGAGCAGTGAACTCGGCCCTTCCCAGACGACATGATGTCCACAATCGCCGCTAATTACTCGCCGGATCGTTCCATCGCAGTTACGGTATTTATGGGCTGGCTGAAAGATGGTTAGGGTATCCCCGTGATGAACGACTTCAGGAGTGGCCGTGCCTTGGCCGTAGGCCACCACGATACTTTGATCGGCAAACCAACCGTACCAGAGCCAAATACAAAACGGGACAGAGACAAGGCAGGCAAACATGAAAATCGCGGCAATGTGATAACACCAAAAACAATGGTCTTGCCACCAAACAAGAGACTTCTGATTCATCTTTGTAACCACCTATCAAAAATCTGAATCGCGCCGGTCACTAACGACAACAACACCGCTAAAATCACAATCGATGCTTTCACCATATTGGTGGCCATCACCATCCGGGAGGCCGCATGGATCACTGGTTTTTGCTGCTCAATATCCTGTTCCAACTTCGCCACGCGCGCCCGCAAATCCTCATGTTCCCGCTGGTTTTCCCGTAGCTGCTCCCGCTCTTCTTGGTGTACTGCATTGCGGAAGTTACGGGCTGAATCCGACTCCGCGGTTCGCCAGCCGGCATATTGCGGCTCATGCAGGTTCAGGCCGGTTTCGGGATCATCCTTGTTGAGGGTCATAACGATTTCACGCTGATCAGCGCACTATGATCAATATTCGTCCTGCCCAAATCCACAGCGCCTGTGGCCGTCGTTGATTTGCGGTGGGTGATCAACACCATAGTCTGCGTCCCACCAGACGGAATAGCGACTTGAATGCCGGTAGTTACGCTGAATTTCACTCCGTAGACTTCCGTCAATACTGTCCCTTCGCTATCCGTCAT